TCCTTCTAGAGGTGCTAAAGCATATTCTTATTTTGGAACTATCGCTAAGCGTTATTTAATTCTTCAAAACCAAAAAAATTATAAAAAACGTATTGAAAAAGCCCCAGTAGATGAATTATTTAAAGATGATACTCACACTTATAGTATGAGTGATCACCCTTCAAATGATCCTTTATCTAAGTATATTGATGAATTTGTATCTTATTGTACAGATAACATATTTGAATTATTTCCTAAAAAACATGATGCTGAAGTAGCTGATGCTATTTTGGAATTATTTCGTAAACGAGAAGAAATTGATGTTTTTAATAAAAAAGCCCTCTATATCTATATCCGTGAAATGGTAGATGTTAAAACTCCTAAAATTACTAAAATAGCTAACCAGCTATATGATATATTTAGAGATAACTATATATTTTTCCTTGACAATGGGTATGTAGAATTTGAATAGTTTATATTTATAACCAAACAAAACGTATAAATATGAGCCAACAATTCGACAAAGTAGTATTTGGTAAAAAGAAATTCTCGGATTTACTTGAGGAGATTTACAACAACCAAAAGCGCCGCGAAGCACAAGTAACCGCGCTTATTTCCGAATTAAAACCAATGGTTTCTGACATTGGTGACGCTACCCTTATCGTACCTCTTATTAAAGAATACATGGAAATTGGTGTTAAAAATGATGATGCACTAATTAAAATGGCTACGTTAGTTCAACGTGCTTTAAATTCTTCAAATGATGAAGGTGGTTTAGGTATTAGTGATGAAGAAAAAGCTCAATTACTTGAGGAAATGGAAAAACTTCAAAGTAAATAATAATGGCTTTAAAAACCGGATTAGCCCAATTTGAAGCATTAGGTAAGACTTCTAATTCTTTTGCTAGTGATTCTCTAAGAGCACTCACTGGAAAGTTAATTTCTGCTAAAATTAGAAATATTAATCAAGTTAAAGGTGCTCAAAATGGTATTGCTGAAGTTGAAATATTAGATGAAATAGTATTAGGTGGGAGTAAAATAGTTTCTAATGTTTATCCATTATTACCTAATATTAAAAATTATCCTCTAGTAAATGAAGTAGTGTTAATTATAGCTTTGGCTAATAAAGAGTATGCTAATAATTTTAATAGTTTGACTTTTTATTATTTAACTCCCTTAAATTTATGGAATACTAACCATGTTAATCCTATTCCCTCAAGACTAAAACCTATAACACCTTCAACTCAAAATAAAAGCTACCAAGAAGTAGAATTAGTAGGAACCCCAAACAAACCTTCTTCAGGTAGTAATACTGATTTTAAAGTAGGTACCTATTTTGTTGAAAAAGGAGATATTAATCCCCTTTACCCCTATGAAGGTGATGTTATTTTAGATGGGAGATTTGGAAATAGCATTCGTTTAGGAAATACTGTCCCTAATGGTTCTACTTTTGCAGAAAATAATTGGTCATCAACAGGGAGTATTGGAGATCCTATAACTATTATATCCAATAATAGACATTATGAAGAACCTTCTTATGATTCTATTACGGAAGATATAAATAAAGATAAATCTTCAATATATTTAACTTCTACCCAAAAATTACCTTTAGAAGTATCCTCTACTAACGATTATTTATCATATGATGGTTCAGAATCCCCAACACTTCCTAGCCAATATACTAAAAATCAAATAATATTAAATTCAGGAAGATTAGTTTTTAATGCTTCTACTGACCATATATTATTATCTTCAGCAAAATCTATAAATTTAAACTCTCAAAAATCTATAAATTTTGATACTTTAGAATCTATAGTTTTAGAAGCCCCCGAAATAAAAATAGGTTCTTCTTTAGCTACTGAATCAGCTATATTAGGGGATACCTTAATAGAAACTTTACAAGGTATTACTACTAATTTACGTAATGCTTTACTCAATGCTTCTACTCAATTAGGTAATAATGGTGTACCTTTAGAACCCTTAGGTAGTGCTTTTAGGAATGCAGCTAATAGTTTAGATGTTTATAGAAACGAACTTGATAAAGCTAAATCTAATATTGTAAAAATAGAGTAATGGGTGTAAAAAAAATCATACGAAACGCTGTTACAGGAATTAGAGAAGGTCTTCAAGCGGGTAATAGAATGAATACCCTCCAAGAAGTAGCTAACTTTGCTGAAGGGGCTGATGGTCTTTTAGCTCTAAAAGAAAAATCATTTTCAGAAGTAGTTTTAGAAAGTATTGGTATAAATATTCCATTACCTACTAAAGCTGAGGCTTTAGAATTTTATGTAGAATATGAAATTTTATTTGGTAGACCTTCTAGAAACGAAGATTTAGGATTTATAGATCCTCTAGAATGGACTGAAGTCCAATTTTTAGCATATCAAAAGGATATAAGAGAATTTCAAGCTAAATCTAGATTAAAAACTGCTATAGATTCAACTACTACTAATACTAATGAATCCCGAGCTAGATTAATAAGACGAGCTAAAAAAGAAGTAGATAGTAATAAAAGACGTTTTGAAGTTTTAATAAAATTATATAATGATTTTACTAATGACGTTCAAGAAAATTTAAAAAAAGATACTCCTGAAGATTTAAAAGCTAAAGGTATTCAATCTTTTCCTGAATTATTTCAAGTATTATTAAAACAAACAGCCAAAACATTCTTTACAGCTTTAAGAACTACTTATGTAGAAGCAGGGTTAGGTGTTATAGAGAAAAAAAACCAAGAAATAAGAGAAAAATTAGGTATTCCTGATAATCAAGAATTAACTCCCGAACAATTACAACAAGCATTTTGTCCAACCCCTGAAGTATTAGATAGGATTATTTCTCAAAGGAACAATATGGTTGATTTTTTAAATAAACAACAAGACCGTATAAATAATCTTAAGAGACCTATAGAAACTAGTGGTGAATTAATTAATTTTCTTTTACAAACTACCACTTCAATTAAATTAGTATCATTTATTACTAACCAAGCAGCAAAAATAATCCCATTAATCCCAGGTGCTGTAGTATCTATCATTAATGACTTAAATACTATTAGAGAAACAATTCTAGTAGATAATAAAAATCAACCTAGAATCCCTCCTATCCAACAGGCTATTAGTAATGTAAATATTCCTTTAAATCAATTAAACAGATTAATAACCCAAATTGTATTTGCATTAGGAGATATAGATGATATTATTGGATTATGTAGACCAGATGCTGAACTTGAAAGTTTATCACCTGAAGTTTTAGCTACGGTAGTAATTGAACTCTCATCAGATCTACAAGAAGGTAATTTATATAAAGGATTTAGACTTGAAATCGAAACCAGAGCATATACAGATACAGTAAATCAAAATAGAGCCGTAGGTAAAAATCAATCGGGAATTTCACTAATCCAAACCGAGTGGTCTTTTGCCTCGGATCCAAATGTATTAATTAGAGAACTAAAATTTAGAATTGATGCAGAAAATTTATCAACTTATTAATTTTCAATATTTATAACCATGAAATTAACAGAATTAAGAAAAATTATTAGAGAAGAAGTGAGAGAAGCTATTCAAGATGAATTAAAAGATATTCTTCTTGAAGCAGTGCGTTCACCTAAGACTGTAGTAGCTGAATCTTCAACTTCTGAACAAACACCCCAAACATCTAAACCTAAAAATATTGCTGAACAAAGAGCAGCATATGCTTCAATCCTAGGAGGTATATCCTCAGGACAAGATACTCTTAGTTTTAACTCGGCTGATGCTCGTAATATAGGAGGAAATTTACAAGTTACCCCTGGAATGAATACCTCTGGTGAAGGTAGCCAATTACCAGCTGGTAATGTTGGTTTAGACCAAATTATGGGATTAATGAATAAAAAATAATGGCTTTTAGACCTAGAATAATACCTGCTACTGACTTTCAACCTAATGTTGGAGTAGGGATTAATATTCCATTTTCAAACCCACAATGTTTTATAAGTAATTATACTAGTCAAGATGCTTTAAAAAATAATATAATTAATTACTTTTTAACAGAACCGGGTGAAAGGCCCGATAATCCTCTTTTTGGTGGAGGTTTAAGAAGTTTTTTATTTGAACAAATAGCTAATGATACTTTTGATGGTATAGAAGATCATATTATTATTAAACTTCAAGAATATTATCCTTCAATACAATTAAATGAAGTAAATATAATAGGTAATGACACCACTAATAGTATTACAGTAACAATAAAATATTCAATACCTCAACAAGGGGTATCTGATGAAATTGAAATTAACTTTGGATAATGGCACAAGCAAGAGACATAAAATATGTAAATAAAGACTTTGCTGATTTAAGATCAGCTTTAGTTAATTATTCTAAAACATATTTCCCTACAACTTATACGGATTTTAGTGAAGCTTCACCTGGTATGATGTTTATGGAAATGGCATCTTATATAGGTGATGTTTTAACTTTCTATCAGGATAACCAATTCCAAGAAACGTTTACTCAGTATGCTCGTAAATTTGAAAATTTATTTGATTTAGCATATGTAATGGGTTATAAACCTCAAGTTACGGGAGTAGCTAGTGTTGATATAGATTTTTACCAAACTGTTCCTTCAGTAACTTCAGGTATTGATCAATATTCACCTGATTATAATTATGCACTTTTAATTAGTAGTAATACTCAAATTAATTCATTATCTAATACAAATATTAACTTTTTAACTGAAGATCCTGTAGACTTTACTGTATCTAGCTCTCAAGACCCCACTGAAGCTACTGTATATACTGTAGATAGTAATAATAGACCTACATCATATCTCCTTAAAAAAACCAGAAAAGCTATTTCATCTACTATTAAAGAAACTACTATATCAGTAGGATCTACTCCAATAGAATTCTATACAACTACTATTAATGATAGTAGTATTGTTGGTATTTTAGATATAGTAGATAGTAATGGTAATACTTGGTATGAAGTACCTTATTTAGCTGAGGAAATGGTTTACGATTCAATTCGTAATACTAATCCTAATGATCCTAACAATTATTTAAATGAAGGAGATGCACCTTATTTACTTCAATTAAAACAAACACAACGTAGATTTTCAACCCGTTTTATTAATAGCGGTTCATTAGAAATCCAATTTGGAGCTGGTACTTCTCAAGATGTAGAAGAAGAAGTTACTCCTAATAGTGATAATGTAGGTTTAGGTCTACCATTTGAAAAAAATAAACTTACAACTGCTTATTCCCCTACAAACTTTATATTTACTCCTACTTATGGTATAGCACCAACAGGTGATTTAACGGTAAGATATCTAACTGGTGGTGGAGTAGGTGCTAATATTAATGCTAATACTTTAACTAATATAAAACAGATTAATAAAACATTTG